CTACATTTCAATGGGCGCCTACGGCACTGGCCAGTACCGTGTCGAGAAGCCCCGCGAGAAGGGGCAGCGCGGCCTGCGCTACGGCTCGATGCACCTCGGCTCGGTCTTCTACATCGCCGACTACCAGGGCCGCATCAACACGGCCATGAGGGTGTTTAAACTCTCTGCCCGCCAGGCCGTCGACATGTTCGGCCTCGACGTGCTGCCGCCGCAAATCCGCATCGAGTACGACAAGCCGCTTGGCAAGCGCAGCGAGCGGCCGGACTTCGAATTCGTCCAGTACGTCGAGCGCAACAAGATCGTCATCCCCGGCGCGCTCGATCACCGGGCGATGAACTACACGTCCGAGTACGTCAGCATCGAAGGCAAGACCGTCGTCGAGACGGGCGGCTATCGTACCTGGCCGTTCCCCATCAACCGCTACGTCACCGCCCCCGGCGAGACGTATGGGCGCTCGCCTGGCATGCTCGCGCTGCCGGCTATCAAGACGCTCAACGAGGAGAAGCGCATCATCCTGAAACAGGGCCATCGGGCCGTCGATCCGATCACCCTGGTATTCGATGACGGCATCCTCGACGGGACCGATCTCCGGCCCGGCGCCATCATCACTGGCGGCGTCAGCGCCCAGGGCCAGAAGCTCGTCCAGGAGTACGGCAATCAGGGCCGCGTCGATGTCGGCAAAGACCTGATGGACATGGAACGCAAGGACATCGACGACATCTTCCTCGTCACCCTGTTCCAAATCCTCACCGACAACCCGCAGATGACCGCCACCGAGGTCATCGAGCGCGTCCGCGAGAAGGGCGCGCTGCTCGCGCCGACCGCCGGCCGCCAGCAGTCCGAATGCCTCGGCATCCTGATTGACCGCGAGCTGGACCTGCTGCGCGAGCAGGGCATGCTGCCCCCGATGCCGCCCGAGCTGGTGGAGGCGCAGGGCGAATACAAGGTCGAGTACGAAGGGCCGCTGGCCCGCATGCAGAAGGCCGAGGAAGTCTCCGGCCTGACGCGCACGATCTCGATCGTCCTGCCCTACGTCGAGGCGACGCAAGACCCGACGCCGCTCATGGTCATCGATATGGAAGCGGCCATGCCCGACATCATGTGGGCCAACTCCGTGCCGTCCAAATGGCAGCGTGACCCCGATGCGCTGGCCGCGCTCAAGCAGCAGCGCAACCAGCAGGCCGCAATGCAGCAGGCCGTGGCCGCCGCGCCCGCTCTTAGCGGGCTCGTCAAGGCCGCCGGCCCAACTCCCGGTGCAGGATGAACGAATACATCGAGAAGGCGAGAGCGCTGGTTAGAGGTCTATTCAGCCGGCGCAGCCAGGCATACGCGCGCGTCTTCGACACGGCGGACGATCCCCTCGGCGATCGGCAGCTTGTGCTCGATGACCTCATGAAGTTCTGCCACTTCGACAAGGGCGTCTATCACCGCGACCAGCGCATGACCGATGTGCTGATCGGCCGGCAGGAAGTGCTCCACCGCATCTTCGACTACGCCAAGCTCGACGCGGCCACGCTGTACGAGAAGTACAGCGCCGACAAGTTCAACCCCAGGAAAATCGAGGAGTAATCCATGACCGAAGTTGTCACGCCCGCACCCGCTCCGGCGCCAGCCCCAGCCCCAGCCCCGGCCCCGGCTCCCGCTCCGGCGCCCGCCCCGGCCGCGCCTCTGCCGACCGACTGGCTGTCCAGCGTCGCCGAAGGCCCGACCCGCGACCTGATGGTCGCCAAGGGCTACAAGACGCCCGGCGACGTGGCCAGCGCCTACTACAACCTCAACCGCATCCACGCCGGCTCCGGCGAGGTGATCGAGAAGCCGAAGGCCGACGCGACGCCCGAGCAGATGTCGAATTGGTATCGCACCGTCAACGGCATCACCGCCGAAACCAAGTACGATCTCAAGTTCGCCGATGGCCTCCAGATCGACCAGGAATTCACCGAGGTTGCCAAGGGCTGGTTCAAGGACGCCGGCCTGCGGCCCGACCAGGCGCAGATGCTTGCCGACAAGAACGTTGCCTACGCGGCCGACCGCGTGGCGCGCGAAGCCGCCGAGGCCCAGGCCAAGAACGACCTCGCCGTCAAGCAGCTCAAGGACAAGTATAACGCCCAGGGCGCCGGCCAGTACGACCAGTTTATCGCCAACGGCGCCAAGGCCGCCAAGGCCCTTGGCCTGTCGACCGAAATGCTCGACCGCCTCGACGCCGCCAATGGCGTCGCCGCCAACCTGGAGCTGCTTGCCGTGCTCGGTGAGCGCATGGGCATCGAGGCTCCGTTCCGTGACGGTGCTCCGGCCGGCAGCCCGTTCTCCTCGCCCGAGGGCGCCCGCGTCGAGCTGGCCCGGCTGTCCGGTGACAAGGCGTTCGTCGACAGTCTGATGAACCCCAAAGACCCGATGCATGCCGTCAACACGCGGAAGCACTCCGATCTCCAGAAGGTGGCCTATGCCAAGCGCAGCTAAGCACCCCAACCCTATCTCGACCGCCTTGGCCGCCGTCCCGGCGCCGGCCGACGAGAAGTGGAAGCAGCAGGTTCGCCTCGCCTGCGTCCAGGCTGTCTCGGCGCGAGCCGCCGCGTCGAACGAGGTCTACAACGCCGAGCGGACGATCCTAGCCGCGAACCGGCTGACAGATTTCGTCCTCAATGGTGTCAAGACTGATTGACAAATCGAACCACGGTTTGATAAACTAATCATCGCTCGTCATTGAGCGGTGTCCATGTGTGACCCGAGCGCGGGGTTCCTCCTCGCCTCCTACCCCGCGCTCCCTCACCGCCCGCTCCCCGACCAGCTTTGAGCGAACACCCCGGCTAGCCGGGCCGCTGACCTGTCCACCTCGGGCCGGGCTCCGCGCCGAACACCCCGAACCAAACCTCCGGTTCAACTCTCTTTTGGGTGTAGGCAAATGACCCCCTTTGAAATTCCGGCGCATTTTAACGACAGCTACACGCACAACGTTGAAATGCTGCTCCAGCGCAAGGGACCGAAGTTCCTTGAGGCTGTCACCATGCGCCCCTACCAGGGCGAACAGGCCCAGGTCGTCAAGCAGTTCGGCGACGTGTCGTTCCGTGACAAGACGACCCGCCATTCGGACACGCAGTTCGATGACCTCATTCACATGCAGCGGTGGATTTTCCCCGGCGACAAGGTGCTTGCGCTGCCGGTCGATAGCCAGGACGAGCTGCGCATGCTCGACAGTCCGCTGTCGGCGTATGCGGAAGCTGGCCGTCTGGCCTATGGCCGCGCCATCGACGACATCATCATGCCGGCGTTCTTCGGCGTTGCGCAGACCGGCATCAAGGGCGCCACGGCGACCTCGTTCGATCCGCTGTCCAAGAACACGATCGCGGTCAACTACGTCGAGAGTGGCGGCGCCGTTAACTCCGGCCTGACGATCGCCAAGCTGCGTGCGGCTCGCAAGAAGCTGCTCCAGAACTTCGTCGATGTCGAAGCCGAGCAGCCCTACGTCGGCGTCACGGCCCAGCAGATACAGGATTTGCTGGCCACGACCGAAGTCACCAACAGCCTGTACAACCAGGTCAAGGCGCTCGTCAGCGGCGATGTCGACAGCTTCATGGGCTTCAAGTTCATCCAGAACGAGGCCCTTCCCAAGGACGGTAGCGGCTACCAGCGCTGCCCGGTGTGGGTGAAATCCGGCATGGTCTACGGCCAGTGGGAGGGTCTTGTGACCCGCATCGGCCCGCGTCCCGACAAGGACTACCTGACGCAAATCCACATGACCTTCACCGGCGGTGCGACCCGCACCAACGAGGACAAGGTTCTCGAAATCAAGTGCGACCCGACGCTCTAAGCCGGTAGCAGCCCGGCCGGCAATCACGCCGGCCGGGTCTAACCCTTTGGAAGGAAACCTCAAATGACTGTTACTGCCCAGCAGTCCGTCCAGGTGGCCAACGCCCTCGCACTTCCGGCCGTGAAGAACGAGGTCGTCGACCTGGCCAAACTGCGCATCGCCCGCTTCGACTTCACGCAGGTCGGGGCCGGCGCCATCGGGTCCACGATGGACCTGGTGAAGCTCGGCGCGGCTCACTACCGCATCATCCCGGCTCTCTCCCATGCGGAATGGTCCGCCTGGGGCACCAGCGCCACGCTCGACATTGGCCACACCGGCTACACCAAGCTTGACGGCACCGTCGTCGCCGCAGCGCCCGCTGCGATCGAGGATACCGTCAACGTCGCGGCGGCCGGCAATGCCGCGCTCGGCGTCGGTTCCGGTGCGGCTGCCAATATCTCCGGCCTGGAGATCGAGTGCAAAGGCGACCTGCTCATTCAGGCCGTCGTTGCCGGCGCAGCCGTGCCGGATGGCGCCACGCTCAAGGGTTGGATTGCCTTCGTCACCGACTAAATCTAGTGGAGGGCGGGTCGCTTGGTGCTACCTGTTGACATCTGCAACCTTGCGCTGACCAAGCTCGGTCAGCCTCGCATCAGTAGCATCGACCCGCCCTACACCAACCCGTATGGCGTCGAGCCGGACTGCGGCTTCATCTATCCGCTCGCCCGCGACGCCGAGCTTCGCAAGAACCTCTGGAGCTTCGCCCGCTCCCGCCAGGTGTTGGCCGCAGACGGCAACACCCCTCCGTTCGGCACGGACGACGACGAGCGCGACGACAACGGCCCGAGTTGGGCCGATGAAGTGCCGATGGATACCCCGCAGATTTTCCGGTACA